GTAATAAGGCAGCGGAGGGAGAAATCTCTCCAGGTGGCGAAATGCGACTTGGCCAGTTGCATCTAGCCTGGGCACCAGGTATGTTCAAGGTTGAGGTTAACACACCCTCAGCACCCGAGCGGAACATCAGTGTCAACAGTTCTCTTGTAGGACAGTATGTTGATATCGAAGCTGATGGTAACGTTGCTGGGACTGTAGAAGGAGTTGACGAAACTTGGATCGATGGTGTCCGTCGTTGGTTGGTGGGTTGGCTGCCCAAGACCATCCAACGAGAAGAAATGAGAAACAACAAAGGGTCATGTTGTTTTTCCTCCCCTCTCAAACCAATGCGCGGAATTGTCGATTGGATTGAGCCGGATCACAATCCCATGGAGGCAGGGGTTGTGGTTTCAGTTGTCAACGGAGATATTGAAGCTGAGGGAGTTGGATTAGAAGACCAAGTGACCAAATCCGGAGGTCGCGATGCGATTGGGTATGTACGAGTTCATAATGGACGGCGAGCTCGGCATAACCGGAAAGCCCTTCGCATTCCAGTATTAGCGGGAGAGGTAGCTTCAGGTCTGAAGATGAGACATGGGATTTTGAAACGTTCAGAAGAGAACGTGAAACTCGTGCGCTCTGACGCAGCCCGCCGGATTGAAGCTCTGCGTAGAGATGGTGATCCAATGTTCAAGAACCTTCGCAACCATGACATGTACACGGTAGTCATGCATGCTGCTGAAATGTATTGGATCGCGTCAGATGATGAACGGGACGTTGCTGAGTTATACAACAATCCCCATCTCAAGGATCGCAGGAGGTGTCGCCAAGGCATGGCGACACCTCACCTCGAGTAGGGCCGCTTGGCTCGGAAACACGGAACCACCTCAACGTCGATTATAACGGAGGATCAGATCGACGAGGAGATAAATTGTGGTGGTAGTGAGATGTTCCGTGTTACCCGAGCCAGGCAGGTAGAGCGCAGGCGTGCGCGTACTTATTACCGCTTGAGAGGTGGTAATGGCCCGAAATGGGATATACCAAACAATGACATTGAATCGGTTTCACACGCTGTATTGGAGCGTGTTTTCTTCGTGAAGGACGGCAATGGTGGATTCAAGAGGGCCCCGAAACCATGGGACCACAGTACCAT